CCTTCAATAAGTTTTTTGCGCGGTAGTTTTAGTATATCTAACGAATCATCTTCAAACTTTTTGCCTGAACCTGTTGTTAGCCACTCCAGGCTAACACCGGTTTCCAATACGCATTGCACAACAATGTCCGCCGGGAAAGTACCGCGCTTTCTTCTGGCAGACATGCTACTTGCAGCCATTTCTAAATGATCTGCCAGCTGCAGGGACGTGCCGAAGCCGTATGCCTCACAAACACGATCTAAGACCAATGCGCTATCAGTTGGTAGGGTGAATTTTCCAGTATCTCGCATTTATTGGTTGCAAATTCGATTAAGTCGAATTAGTCTCCGTGTTGTAAGTTCGATAAACGTGAATATTGTTGAATGTTGCTGCATTCAAACGAATGAAGGAGTTTGCCCTATGCGCCCTAACATTACAATCACCATCCCCACGCCCTACCTGCCACTTGAAGAGTATTGCCGTCTAACGGGCATAGCTATGGGTACTGCCCGCGACATGGTTCGCGATGGCCGTTTGCCTATCCGCGGGAAAGGCGATAAGCCGCGTGCGCGAGTCGAAGTTAATATGGCTGCCCTTACTGTTGAAGCGTTAAGCGAATGCCGCATTTCGCTTCATGCGTAATTAAGGCTACCAATTCGTAAGGTGCGAATCATGTACGATTATAAAGTTTCAGCACGAAACTATCTTGATGATGCTTGCCGCCAGTTTTCGCTGGCACATAACGTCACAGACTTGGCTAAAAAAGTTGGTATGCAACCGGCCACACTGCGCAACAAGCTGAACCCGGACCAGTCGCACCAACTGACCTTGCCTGAACTGCTGGCGATCATTGATCTCACCGAAGACCCAACCATTCTGGACGGTTTTTTACGTCAGATTAATTGTCAGCCTTCTGTACCTGTTAACAACGCCAGACCTGAAAACATGCAGTTTTGCGCATTAACTGCGGTGGCCAGTGTCGGGGTAATCGCTGGGGAAGCGGTTTCAACGGAAAAGATGACCGTTGCACGCCGCAATCAGATTCTTAACAGAGCCAGTGATGCTATCCGCAGCCTGTCTTTACTCGTCTATTCCGTTGAAAGTCGTTTTCAAACCGTGCCGGTGTTGGCTGCTGCCGTTGATGTGGTCAGCGCCTCAATGCCTGGCATCGTTGCGTGAGGTGAACATGTTCGTATTCGTGAATCTGCTAAAGCGCCAGTCGCCATCGAAGCAGCTGCCTGCGTATGGCCATGGGACCATCCAGCTGCCAAACGGCCAGCGCTGGAATCCTGCTTTTACCCGTAAAACTCATGAGGCAAAGCATGAATGCAAACAATGAAAAATGGCTGGGCGTGCTGCGCCAGATGGTTTCTGGCCATAGCACTCAGGCATACAGCATCTGGGATCGGCTTAGTGAACATCAGCGCGGAATTATTTTGCACGCAGCAGGCTTAAAGGCGCGTCACTGTCGTTATTCGTGGGGCCAGTTCACTGACCACGAATTACACCAGATTAAGCGTGGCCTGCAGCGTCTGAAATGCATGGTTGAAATGTTCAAGGGGCTGGGGCCGCTGGCGTTTCAACAGGAAAAGAAACCATCACCGAGCGCGCTGAAAGCGGCGCGATCAGTGCCCACTGTACCGGGAACACCGGTACATGATCTGATAAAGGCGCGGCAGCAGCTGCGTAAACCCGCTGACAATCGCGCCCACTGAGGAAATGTTATGAACATCATCACCGTTGAAAAAAAAGGGCTGCTTGAAGATTTCCGCAACTGGGGCGTTAACCCGGATTATGCGGAGTTCTTCCTGAGCAAGTGTGACACCGAAGGCGGCTCGGTCGCGCTAAAACAATTCGTCTTCAATGACACGATCCACCTGGACGATAAAATTCAGTGGCTGCTGGTAAGTTCTGCTTTCTGGTGTCGTGCATTCCGTGAGGCAGAAACCCAATTTACTTTGCCGCTGGTTTCCTTGGAGCATCGCCCATTGTGGCGCTTATCCGGTCATGGTGGAGCGTATCTTACGAATTACATTCGTTGTCATCGCCTAACCAGTCGCAGATGCAGGTGAAGTCTTTCAGTTCCTCGATCCTTAATTCGCTGTTTAAACACTAATAACCCGTCGCACGATTTTCGGCTTTCCATCGGATCGCCGTGGATTCGTGCGCTCTAAATTGGAGAAAACGCCATGAGAATGACCCGTCAGGATATAAAAAAAGAAACAGCCGGCAGCACTGAACTGGTACAGGAGTTGTGCAAGCAGGCGCGTGTTGAAGGTGGCAAAGATATGGCAACTAAGCTGTCTGGCCGCCTTGATCGTCTCGCTACACACGCAGCCAATAAAGGGCTATCTGCTATTGAGATTGTTGAACTGATACGTCAGGAAGCCGAAGCCATTGACGGTAAAGGCGGTGCGCTATGGCAGTGAAGCCACCATTTATTATTGCCGTGCGGCGACTAGCGTGAATCTGGCTGAATCTGTAAGCCTCAATGGTCAGTATCACGCCGTAAATAAAATGCGGCGTGAGTTCTTTTCGCCTGGAGCACCGCAGGGCATCACTCACACAGAGCTTAAACTCTGGCACTTTGATTCAACCGATCATGAGTGGCGCAGCCAGTACCTGCACAATATTCCGGATTACCTGTCCGGATATTTTGGCCAGCGATATGAAACACTTCTAAAGTCACCTAAAGGCGGTCGCCGCCGTGCCAATACGTTCTTACGCAACACTATCGGTAAGAGCGTATTGCCACGTCTGAAACTCGTTAACGCAGCATGGCAGCGTGATTACTCAACCGGTATGCCTTCACCTTTCAAAGATAACCTTGATGATCTGCCGGGCTATGACCGGGACCGTGTGCGTGATCTTGCTTATAACATTGCCAGTCACTTAGGCGAGGCTTTTCACTCCTGGGCTGAAATGACCGCGCCCGATGATAAACCTGATGAAGACGAGCTGAAGCAGCGCACGGCTCAGGGGTATGTATTTCTGGCGCAGGAAGCACTGAAATGCGGTACTACACCGCCTTTCTGGCTGTCAGTTAAAAAGACCGGCAGGATTAAACGTCGCCACGCTGAAAGCGCGATTCTGCGCATGATGTCACCTGAATGGTGGAGGGTTCGTCTGCAGCGTCGTCGTGATCTGCACCGCGAGCATATGGCTATTGCCGTGGGGCAGGTCCAGAAGGCTGCGAGTCCCTACGTTTCACGCGGAACACTCGGAGAGTGGGCAGAACAGAAAAAGCGTAACCGCGAGTTTTTCAAAAAGTTTGATCTGGTTAATGAGGATGGTGATCGCATTGCGCTGGCCGATATGGTCAACCGCAGCAATGCTAATCCGGCTATTCGCCGCTGTGAGTTAATGGCGCGTATGCGCGGGTTTGAAGATATCGCCAATCATGAAGGTTATGCCGGTGATTTTTACACGATTACTGCGCCGTCACGTTTTCACGCCGTACACAGCAAAGGTGGATTCGTTTCACAGTGGAACGGTGCAAACCCGCGCGACACTCAAAAATATCTCTGTTCTGTCTGGGCTAAAATCCGGGCTGCGCTGTCCCGTGCCGGTATTAACGTTTTCGGCTTCCGCGTTGTGGAACCGCATCACGATGGAACGCCACACTGGCACATGCTGCTTTTCATGCGTCCAGAACACGTTGACGAAGTGCGGGACATTATGTGTTACCACGCGCGGATTGCTGACAGTGAAGAACTGAACACAGAGAAAGCGTTAAAAGCACGTTTTCATGTTGAGCCAATTGATCCCACCAAAGGCAGCGCAACGGGCTACATCGCAAAATATATTTCTAAAAACATCGACGGCTATGCGCTTGATGAAGAAAGCGACGGTGAAACGGGCGGTAACGCGCGTGAAATGGCAAAAGCCGTTTCAGCCTGGGCATCACGCTGGCGTATCCGTCAGTTTCAGCAGATTGGCGGTGCGCCGGTGACGGTGTGGCGTGAACTGCGCAGGCTCGGTGACCAGCAGATTGAGCAGCCGGAAATGGATGCGGTTCTGGCATCTGCAAGCGTGGCGGTTGACTGGGCAGCATACACGCAGGCGCAGGGCGGTCCGCTCGTCGCCCGGTGCGATCTGGTTGTGCGTCTGGCTTATGAAATTACCGAATGCGGCAACGAGTACGGTGAAGATGTTCAGCGAGTGCAGGGGGTTTACTGTCCGCGTGCTGCCGG